CAAGCAGCAGACCACGCAGAACATGCAGCCGTTTACCATCCTTGGGTGCAAGTTCCCACAACGGTTGCCGGTGTTACTCGTTTCATTCCGCCAGTTGGATATGTTGCTGGTAAGCGTGCAAATGCACACAACCAAACAGGTCCACATCTACCAGCCGCTGGTTTGATTTCTTCCGCACGATTCGTGAGCGGATTGAAGACAGACATCAACAAGACAGTTGGCGATGACCTAGATGAGTACTCAGTAAATGCACTCAGAATTATCCAGAACACGGTTCGTATCTATGGTGCGCGCTCATGTTCATCAGACACAGACAACTTCCGCTACATCACGCAGCAAGATGTTGTCAACTCAATCGTGTCAGAGTGCTACAGAAGCCTTGAGGACCTAGTGTTCAGCCCAATTGATGGCAGAAACACAATCTTCGCAAACGTCGAGGCTCGCCTCGTTGTAATTCTTGCAGCAATGCGCGACCTTGGTGCTCTTTACCCAGCGTTCGACGTAAATGGCAAGCAACTCGACAACGGTTACACCGTAAAGTGCGATACATCGATTAACCCAGCGTCACAACTTCAGACAGGTCTCGTCAAGGCGAGAGTCGGTTTGCGAGTAAGCAGCGTTGGTGACCAAATCGAAATCGATATCGTCAAGTCCAACCTAACCGCGTCAGTGGTATAACGGAGGAATAAACAATGGCCAAAATAGCACAGCGTCAAGTACTTGCGGAAATTTTCCCAAGCAACTTCGCCAACAACGCCAAGCAGCAGACAAACGTTCAGACGAACTTGCCTAAGTGGACAAACTTCAAGTTTGCCCAGGTGTCGGGTGGCGAAATCACAGCCTCTGTAGAAAAAATCTACGAGGGTGGAAAGTCTCGCCCAACAGTTCTGTGTGCTCCTTCTGAAATAGGTGACATCACCTTGACAGCCCACTACGACGACGATAACGTCGCAGCCGATAATGCTGCAGGTATTGCGGCAAAGATTCAGACGCTGCGCAAGTATGTCGGTGTTGCTTACTACAACATTACGGTATCTACTTACGACTGCGACATCAAGGACCCAACAAACGACCGCTACTACTACGATGCGCTGTTGGTTGGTATTACGGAGCCAGAGGGCGACTCGTCCTCGGGTGCTCCAGCTACCTTTGCTTTGACTTTCGCAATCTCAGACGTAACGTCAACAACTCGCTAAATTTGCTAGTTGCGCCACGAGGCGCACTGGTGTGATAGTTTCTCGTACATGAGCGACAACACACTTTACACATCAGACGAAAACGAGCCAGCACGCAAGAAGGCAACAAAGGATGCTCAGTCATCCGGCCTTGTGCAGACCAAGGAAGAGTCACAACTAGAGCGTCTTCGCGCTGTGGTGAAGAAGAAGGTTGAACGTTCCTACGTTCTTATCCCTGTTCCGGAACGACCTGGCGTGAGCATCAAAGTGAGCCCAAATATCACGCAAAGCCAAATGAAGAATTGGCGCAAAAATGCAGGTGAAGATTCGCGCAACGGTCTCGATGCAACAAAGTTTGCTTGCTTGGTTATCGGTCACACCGCAACTGGAATCTTTATTGACGACGAAGAGGTGTTTGACGAAAATGGCAATTTCTTGAATTTCGCACATCCGATAATTCTCGAAATGACAGAGGCAGCACGCCCTGTTCCAGACGCAGTTCGTGCGATGTTTGGCGTTGACCCACACGTGGAGTCTGCAGCACTTGCAATTCTTGATGCCGCTGGATATTCGGATACGGTCGCAGCAGTGGACCCTACGAAGGAGTCTTCAGCGAATTAGTTGAAGATTCCGCAATAAAGTCAGCAGCTCGACTCGGTGAGCTGTTCCACACAAATCCGCTAGACCTATTGGCTGTAGAGGATGTTGACTGGTTGATGCTTTTGGCCTGTGCTAAAGTTATATCTAACGACCGCGAAGAGCAAGAGCGTAAGTCGAAGACTCAGAGGTAGTACGGGAAACCCCAGAAACCCCATAGCTCGGCAGTTCCTTACACTCACGTGACTTAAAACTCACCTGGAGCAGTAATGGCCGACGAGACAGTCAATATAAAAATAAAGATTGATGCGAAGACTCGTGAACTTCGCAAGGTCATGGCTGAGCTTGGCGCGCTCAAGAAGATGGAGCGCCGTTTTGCTAGCGGTAGAACCATTGAAAACTACGCCCAATCCACCACCCGAAGTATTTCAGGTATGGCGTCAAAGTGGAAACGCAGTTTCGATGAAATAGATGCTGCCACCAAGATGACTGGAAAGTTTCTTGGTGGATTCTTGAAGCTCGCCATTAAGAGCGTAATTATAGAAATGGCGCTACTTTCAGCAACAATGATTGGAGTTCACGCACTCTTCAAGGCTGGTCAATTCTTGGTCAAGGCGTACCAAGGAGCTATGCAGTTTTTAGCCGGTGGGGCTGCCGCAGCTGCGATGGCAATAGGAACAGTTGCTGCAGCAATACGTGAGCAGCAGGCAGCAATGTTTGCATATAGAGGAAAGGGAGCAAAAGAGTTCGGTTCATCCATGAATCAAACGAGAATGGCAATGCGAAACCTTCAATCAGATGTTTCGCTTGCAGGACTTGGTGTCGATTCGCTGAACAAGGCATTTGGCGTTATGTCTAAGACCATGAATATGGCGCAGATAAATGCGAGCAATAAAACAATCCGAGCTTTGATGGATTTTGGTTCAGCAGGACAGGACCCAGCAAAAGCTGTTGAACAAGTTGCCGCAGTAGTCGCTGCTCTCTCTAACCAGAAAAAGGGAATCGGCGATGTAATGGCCGAAGCAAAAAAACTCGGTCCAGAAATGCAAAAAGCACTGAAAGATGCGAATATTAAAACGAAAGACCAGTTTAAAGAGCTTTTATTTTCTGGAAAGCTTGCTGAAAAAGGAGGTGTTGCTGGACAGTTTGAGGCAGTAAACAACACACTCATCGGACAACTTAAAGCATATTTCGGAGTAATCCGTAGCGAATTTGCAGACTTCGGCGACCAGTTCCTTGAGCCAACCAAAAAAGCATTTGAAGAAGTATTTGGGATTATACGAAGAGACCTTGCTCGAGCAAGCGCAGCAATTGCCGGAGGTCCTGGATTCGAATCATTTACCGGTGGTTTTGTAACGGCAATAGACAAGCTGTCCAACTGGATGGTCACGATGTTGCGGGAGTATCTACCAAAAGCACAAGGAATGTTTGAAAGAATGGGCAATTGGTTTTTTAACTTCCGCCGTGGTTGGAACTTGCTTCTCGATAAGCTACGACCTCTCATAGATGGCGCTAGAGTTTTGTACAAAGCATGGGACCCAATCTGGGAAGCCATTAAGCGTGGCGCAGACAACCTTACTCTTTTCAGAGAATTGATTATCAAGAATGAAGACAGTGTTGCCGAATTTGGGCAGCGCATAGGCGACTTGATTGACAGCTTGGCTAAATATTTCATGAACATGAAAAAAATGTTTGCTGACATGGCTCCTTTTATAAACGACCTTCTCGCCGGAGTAAAAATGATGTTCGACCTTTTGTCGAAAATGCAAACTCTCGGTGCTGGAAATGGTCTTGCGTCCGCCCTTGCGCCTCTATTTGGTTTTGCTATAGCGGCACGAGGAATGAAGAGCGTTAAGGGCATGATGATGCCTGGCGTCGGCGCAATGAGTACCCAGCAAATGAACGTAACAGCAGGAACAGTAAATGTTGGAAGTGCTGCACTTACAGGACCAACTGGCCCTTCGGAAATGTCAAGACTCGCCAGCGGAGGAAGGGCTGCAGCTGTTGGTGGTAGCCCATCCGAAAAGAAGGGGGCTGCAGCAACTCTAGCTAGCGCTGGTTCGGCGGCGAAAGTGAGTGGTTCGCCAAAGGAGTTTGCTGGTCCTGGAAAAGTTACACCAAATATGTCACTGGGCGCATCGGTTCGAATGGGGTATCAAAACGTTCCTGGTGCAGAAAATACAGCCAAGCGAATCGAAAGAGCGGCGATGCGAAGAGACGCCGCACTTGCGTATGCCGGTCCAGGATTGACATCAAGAATGGGCGAGTCAATTCGCTCCAAATATAGAGACCTTTCAGCGAGAGGCGCAGGAACAACGGCGTATGCAGCAGCAGCAGGAATGACTTCAGCGGAGCGTGGTGGTCTCAGTGCTTCTGAATATGCAGCTGGAGGACCGACAACAGGTGTCACGTATGGTCAGGCAATGAAAAACAGTCTCACCAGGGCTGGCGCGCAGGCAAGATATGCGGCGTTTGCGGCTGCTGACAGGGGTCAGCTGCTTGCCCGAAGAGTTGCTGGCGCCGCAGGTAGGGGTATGGATTACATGAGAATGGGGGCATGGGACCCAGAGTTGACAAATCCAGATGGCTCAAAGGGTGGCTTTATCAATGTCCAGGACCAAAGGCAGGCAATTGCCGATGAACGCGCAAGGCGTGTTACGGAACGTGGTGGGAGAAGGTTTGCCAGAGCATCAGAGGGAATGCGGGCATTTAGACAAAATATGCGCATTGAAAGAAACTCAACCAGATTTGGCGCAGCACAGCAGAAGTTTGGAAAGAGCTTTGGTGGCCGAATGGGGACCGCGATGGGACTCGGAATGGCAAGCCAATATGCCCCAGAAGAAATGCGTGGCGCCATGGCACTCGGTGCAACCGTATCTCAACTCGACCCACGACTTGGAATTGCAGTAGCCGGACTCGGTGGAGCAATGACTGCTCGTGGCGGGCTTAAGGGTGGACTTGCTGGAGCGGCTGGCGGTGCAGCGCTTGGTGCACAGTTCGGCGGCGCATATGGTGCGCTTGCCGGTGCCGTCATTGGCGGTGTGTTTGGTGTAATCAAAGGCACCATAAATAAGGGCGCATACGAAATGAAGCAGGCTAGAGAAGCGGCTAGAGAGAGTATTAACTCGGTGTATGCCGCAATTGCGACATCAGCTGGTCAGCAGTTTGAGCGCAATAGAAAGACAATGGAAGCTGGGGGGAGAGTTTCTGGGCGTGGAGCTTTTGGCAATCTTGCGAGCAGTTTTGCTGGAGGCAGATTGCGTACAGCGCAGTTCCTGTCTGGGCAAGTAGAAAGAATGCGGGCATCCGGTAAAACTGGAAACGCAAGTATCGAACTTATTCAATCGCTCTACAACAACCAGGCAGACCTTGGATTGAGCATAAGCAAAGACCAGCTTGCCAAAATGACCAAAAACTCAACTGCTGCTTCTGAAGCACTAGAGACGTATGGGATAAATGCTCGTCAGAAGAGAAATAATGCTAGCGACATAAATTATTCACTAGAGGACAGCGACAATAATGCTCTTGGAATAAATCAGTCTCTGATTGACGAAACAAACGCATATAACAAGATTCAGAAAGTCAACACAGACAGAGTTGCTCTACTTACAAAAATGACTGGCAAGTCTGGTGCCGAACTTGAGATTTTGGCCAAAGAGCTCGGAGTCAACCTTTATGACTCAACAATCAAATTTAACGACCTTGTCGTAAAACTTGGCCTCAACATGGTTAGAACTGCTGCGGAGATGCAGGCAGCCCTAGTTGATGTAATGCTTGCTGCTGGCACAATGTTTAGGACTCGACGCGAGGCTCGTGAAGCCACGCTAACAATCGACCAGTCAACCCGTGGGCTCATGGATACGCTCACGTCAGGCGGATTGAGCGGACAGGAAAAAACTTTTGCTGTCGAAAGCTACTTTGAAAACTATTTCCAGCAAATTTTGGCAGCTACTGGAGGGGACGCTAAAAAGGCTTACCTCGCAACTGTTGGCGCATTTGGCACTGAAGGCCAAGGCGTATACGGTGCTGGAGCGGCGCTTGAGGGTCAATACGGTGTTATTAATCCGGTTTATCAGCAGGGCATTGCTGAGGTAAAGAAGGGGATTGGGACAGAGTACGGCGGCCAGCTACAGGCAATGCTCGGCTCCCTTGGATACAACGTAGATATTGGCCAAGCTTCACGAATGATTGGTCAGTTGTCAGATAAGGACATGACAAAATTCCTGAATCTTTCCGACAGGAATGCTTTGTTCACGGGCAAGAAGGGCGACTATACACAAGAAGACATCGTCAAGATACTTGGAACAGTTGGGCTTGGTGGTCTCAGCGTTGGAAGAACACCAGAAGAAGCTCTGGATGCAATTGCAACACAGGCAGAAAATCTCGCCGAGGCTTCAGAGGGCCTCAAGACGGCAATTGAAACGTTTAATAAGTACACCAACGACCTGTTCCAGGGTCCGCTTGGCGGAAAACCAGAGTGGTGGTCAAAGTCTGCAATGGCTGAGATTATGGGCAAGGACACAACAACCCCACGTGGTGACACAACTTCAAGCAGGCTCTCGCAGACCATGGCCCGCCATGCATCAATGGACAGTCAGCTAACTGGTAAGCGAAGCGTAACTTCTGCCTACAGAACCGTTGGACTTGGCTCAATTAATTCAGACCATGTAACAGGAAGGGCGTATGACCTTGTTGGCCAAAACCTTGGAGCATACTCGCGTCTTGTTCACGAAAACGGCGGGTTTGCAGAGTTCCACGGAACGCAAGCAAATCGACACCTACATGTAGTCCCAGCTAGAGCTGGAGACACTTCATCTCCCATGGCACCTATGGGGATGTCAACAATGACAGCAGGTAGTGGTGGAAGCACAAACTACTTCAACATCGAGATTAATGGAGCAACGCAGTCACCAGAGGCAATCGCAAACATGGTGATGGCAAAGATTGCTGAAAAAGAAAGAAACGCCAGGGAGCGTAGCTAATGGCCTCAACCGGAACAATCAGACTCTTCACTATTGGGTATACGGCTTCAGATTCGTTAAGCCTATTTAAGAACTACCCACTTAAAAGAAAGTATATTCAAGTCGAAAATACGTCAACACCTGTTTTCCCGGAATCGTATTCTCTCGTGTCTGCGCAAAAATACTGGTTTCCATTTGCTGGAGTAACACCATCTGACGAAGAATACATAACATATACAAACGGGGATGAATATACATTCAGTGAACCAGACTTTCAACGGACCCCAGAGAATTCAGCAAATCCGAATAAGAATAAAGTAAATGACTATTCTGTCGGAGCAAGAATAGTTTTTGGAAACGAAGTCTACGAGGCAGTAAATTACAAATTCAACTGGTCAGACACTGAGTTTGACTATTCAAAAAATCCATATCTTTCTGATTCCATTTATAAATGGAAAAAACTCAGCGACTCATCTAACACTTGGATACAGTATTGGTATCATCCACAGTTAAAACGATTCTTCCCATTGGCCAACACAAACGCGCTTCAGTCATTGCCGGACGTTGGGGACTTTGACGCATCAAAATGGTCATCTTTTATAGGTGACTCAGCAGACTTGAATTTGACGAATTTTACTGATTCGCAGATAAAAGAACTCGTGTCTGGTGGGCTATCTCTTCTTGCAGCTAAAACGATAGTACTTGATGCTGATACACGAATTTCTAAAATATATAGCGGAACGATTGCCATGGATGCGTTGCGCAAAACCGGAACAATACAGAACTACGAAAATGGATTAAGCACAAGTGGAACAACGGTTGTGGTATCTAAATCAACCGGTGGCTCAGAAGGAGAGGGTGGTGATTACTCATACTCCCTAGACCAGCCCCAGATGGTACAGTTTTACAATAATCCAGATGGTTCAACAGCCCCAAGACCTGCCCGATTTGTATTTGATTATCGACCAAACAATGTTTCATACTCAAATATAGGAGCAGAGTGGACAGAAATACCGAGAGTAAATAATACTCCATTTGTTGATTTTAAAAATTTTAAACTGATGAAAATAAGCTTTGAATTTTTGGTTGGTGACAATAATAATATTTTTTCATCTTGTGACGAAAAATTACGTGAACTTCGTACTATGGCCATGCGGCCAGAACCTGTCATATTTTTAGGTTTTGACTCAATGTTCACCGAGCAACTCACCTACCCAACTTGGACCGGTGGAAGTGGAATCGTTTTTGCAATTGTCGATATGTCAATTACTTCTGTTCAGCGAACAAGGTCAAGTAATGATTCTGTATTTAGCCAGACACCAACAGGTGAAATAAATAGAGCAACAGTAAATATGTCAATTTTAGAATTGCCTCTAGAAACGCCGCTTATAGCTGTGCTTCCAAAAATAACGCCAAGCACTCCAACCCCTGGTGGCCCAACAACAACACAAGATGAACTTTGCAGAAAACTATTTAGTCAAACCCCTGGGGTGCAGGAACGGATGAAGTCGCAAAATCCTGCCGCCTACGGAGTGTGCCCGGGAACGCCGGGCAAGGGTGGTGGCACTGGAACGAAGGTTATGTAGGCAATTATGGCTGCTGACCTAACAACATTTGCTGGATGGCGCTACTCCCGTCAGTATAGGGGGCCATACCAGGGGAAGATTCTTATTGCTGACCTGTCGAATACTTCATCAAACGGTTATGCGGACATATCAAAACTTGTTACCAGCGTGAACGTTAGTTACTCAATGGATATGGCCTCTCAGTTGAGCTTTGAGCTGGTAGACCCAGAGCTACGCATGTCAGGACAAAATTTTTTCACTCTGGGCAGGGACATAATATATGAAACGCAAACACTTGGACGCATAGATGACGGGTCGGGAAGTGCTGCGCTCGTTAAACAGTTGTTTGAGATTTCCAAGGTGACAGTATCCCAGGGCCCTGGTAGTAGTCCTACTTTTAGTATTGATTGCTACTCCAAGGCGATACAGCAAATGAAGAGAGATAAACGACCCGACACAATCAAAGGGCAAGGAACGGATTTCGTTAGGCGTGCAGCTGCAAAATACGGTTTAAAGTTTTACGGACAAGAAACAACAAAGAAGCAAAATATAACAAAAGCTTCTGGAGAAAAACAAGCAGAATCATTGTGGGATGTAATTGACCGTCTTGCTGGAGATGCAAAATTTGTTTGTTTTGAAACTGATGGATATTTAATATTTGCATCAGAACAATTTCTTCTTCATAAATGGGGCACCAACGCAAGACAGGTACCGAAGTTTACTGTTGACAAAAAAACTGGCCAAAAGAAACAAACTGGTAAAAAAACGCAACGATGGATACCTCTTCAGTATCCTAATCAAAGTACGCCTCAATTTCAGTATCTTGGTACACCGGGGTATTTTAAGTTGACACAATACCCAAGCATCACGAAGTCCGACAATGACCCATATGCTGCAGATGGCTCCTGTGTTGTTGAGAGAATCAACGGAACGCAGATTCGACCAGGCATGACGGCGTATGTTGGCAACGTTCCAAACATGTCGGGTTTTTACATAATCGAATCTGTTTCATTTGACGAGATGTCTTCAGAGCCAGTAAGCGTCTCTTTTAGAACGCCGCAGCGTGATGAAGAAAAGAATAAACCAAAACTTCTGCCAATTGGTGTCACGTATCAACAAACATACGTTCCGTTTGCTGGGACACAGACCACTCCAGTAACTGTGGTCCAATCTGCAAAAAACGCAACAGGGAAAAAGATTACTTCAGAATCACTGGATGCACGCTTACTCCCGATACCTGACCAATCAAACCAATTGCGTTACCCAAGAATGCAGTATGCAAACCTGACCATTACCTACCCAATGCTTAAAGGGGCAATAGCACAAGGCGGAGCAGGCCAGGCGAGCACAAATGATGCCGATTCAGTTCTATATACAGGCAACATAAATCTTTTCTCACGTCCAGTTCTTCCATCAGGGTCTGATGCTATGACGATATTTTCAATTACATACGAGTTTGAATTCGGAAGTGAATGGAGGGCAGTAGTGCTCCCGACCATATATACACAGGGTGGCGTGGCCGTACTAAAGAGCAGCGCAGAAGTAATAGCTAAATATAACGCTGACGGGGGATATCTTGGAACAGCAAAATACCTTGCTGTTGTTCGTGGTGAAACTAAGCAAAAAGCTATCTTGAATGCTCGTGATTATGCATATTTACTATCCAAACAGCAGTCTCTGATACTAGATAAGCGTTTTCCTGAATACTCTGGGTCACGTGGTTCTATTCCAAATACGGCAGGCGATTCGACATCGCTATGGGTCTAGGAGGATAAGCAATGGCTCGTAATAGACCGGACATCATTGATAATCAAAAAGCATCATCGCACCCGCTCAAGGCTGGTCGGATATTCACAGCAAATGTAACGGCAGTCAATGGTTCTGGGCAAATTAGTGTTTCCATTCCTGCTATTGGTTCAACATACGGTCCGATTACTCCAATTGGAACAACAACTCTTAACAAATACTCAGTTGGAGATGTAGTGAAATGTTCATTCACGGATGAGTTCTTTAATGAAATAATGGTTTATGGGTCTGCAAAAATAAAAGCCGACGTTTATGCCTCAAAAGTTCTTTTTGAGCAATTACAGGCAACCGTTAGCGCTCTTCAGACGCAAGTGGCAAATCTTCAAAGTCAACTTAATTCGCATAGTCATTAGGAGGTGAAAAGATGGACATGATTCAATTCCCGGTTCAATTTGATTCGACTGGTTTTAAAAAGCTAAGAGACGGAACAACTGACTATTATGCACAATTGCTTTCAATTAT